GGAATTTTCACGAGGTTCCCATTGTACGCTGTGAGCTAGGTGTACAGACTCATTTTCATTTTTAGGGGGTGTTAATACCTCTGATTGAGGTTTAGGCTCTAAAAACACAATATTTCCACACTTTTTAGGAGCTTTTAGATAAACTACACCCGATAAGTAACTGTATGGGTGCGTATGAACATTGTTTCTTGAGCCAGGTGGGTTAACTATAGCCCACATTCCAGTCATTTCGGGGACATAACTATTTTTAATATTAAGATGATTGAAACAATCTTTAGCATATTTAAGAATATCACCGACTAAAGGTTTAAATTTTTTAACGTCATATATTTCATCATGACTGTGCCAACCTCCTACATTTGATTTTGGCATGCCTTCTTGGTCTTCTTGTTTTAATTTATAAATATCATGAACAAGATGTTCGTGTCCTTTTAATGATAATGAAAATACTGGGGTAATGAATAGAGAATGTAGATCAATCAAAGTTGTCCTTTCGTGACCTCCATAAAACTTGCTATAATGTGCACCTGATTGGCAGCATTTGCTTGAACTTTAAGAACATCACTTTCTTGCAGAACTAAAGGTTGAGTCAGTAATTCTGTTGTTGTATTTGTAGCAACACTCTGTGCTTTGAATACTTCAAAGGTTGCAGCGCCTCGGACAACTTCAACATCAACTAAAGTTGTTGAACCAGAGTCATTGCAAATCAAAAGAGATTTTACTACATCCGTGGTAGGCATAATCGGTGGTGTTGCACCAGGATTAGCCGTAGGAACTGTTATAATAGTCGTTAAATCAGTTGTGGTGATATCCACCATTGCGCTTTTAAATACATTAGCCAAGGAAAAAAGCCTCCGACTGTGCTTCTTCTCTTAAATCTTGTTGATAGTTTGTATTAAGTAAAAGAATAATTTGATCTAGTAATGCAACCATTTGATCAAATTGATTAGAACTGTATTCTGGTGTTGCGTTTGGTAATCGTGTAATTGTTATTTTAGCCATTATCTTCTTCCATCTGGTCTAAGCTGTAACTTAGTAGATCCAAGTCTCCAAGCTGTGTCATCAACTGTGTTAGTTTCATATTTTATTTTAACAGCTCTACCTCTGCCTCTTACATCAATTTTTTCTGTAGTGCTAGTAATACTACCTGTTGTAGTTACGTTAGATGCAGATTGTGGATACTGTTCTAGTGTTAAAGTAGCTGTCATTGTATTAGTTAAATTATCAAAGTCAGGAACTAATCTACTAACTGACATGAGCTCATCACCATCAGCAATTTCAACAGATCCTGTTGTTAAAAAAGCAGGTAAAGCTGTGCCATCTGCTTGATTATTGCCTGATTCATGTTCATAAATATAAGAAGCACCTGCAGTCAAACCTAGTATAGTAGATACATTTGCTGTTATACTTGAATCGTATTCTGTAGCTATAGGATTTTCATATACATAAGCACCAAGCCAAGTAGTTCTACCAAGATTAACAGTATACCACGTTCCTTCTAAATAATTGTAAGCAACACCTCTATCTATTCCTGTAGCATTTGCTGAAGGATAGTACCAAATAATTTCATTAAAAGCTGTGTTAATACCACAGGCTATATCATTTCTGTTTGTATAACTAAGATCATCAAATACATAATCTTGTACGGAGCAAGGCATTTTTTTAACAACACCGTCATACATATAAAAAGAATTATCAGACATCCAATATGATCTACCATTGACTTCTATAGCAGCGTGTTGTGCTATTAATCCACAGTTAGCGCCAAGTTGTCTAAGACCAAAAGTAAAAGGTGTGCCGACAAATTGAACACCATGAAGTGATGTATCTGTCCAAACTAATATTTGACCTGATGATTTTACTGCTCCTACTATTCGTGAACCATCTGATATACGTAAAGAACCAGCTTCATTAGTAGATACTGGTGTATAATCTGTAGCGTCTTCTCTATCTGAAAATCTAAATAATAAATCATCCTGAGATGCTGGTGTGCCAATAGTAGTTTCTGTGCCAAAAATCATTAAATGTCTTGTATCTGTTGATACCAAACTAAATCTAGATGCGGTAGGAGCATTAGACAAGGCTGTAGCTCTAGCATCTATTGAACCAGTAATATCTTTTATATATGTGCTGGCATTTAAAACTGTAGCAATTAAATCTTCACCAAAATTATCTAATGACCAACTTCTTGCTGCAACAGTAACATCAGAAGATGTGCTTGGTTCATCCCACTTACCTGCACTCCAGGTATCTGTGCCCCATCCATAACCATAAGTTGAAGCAGTTTCACCAATATTGATTTGATAATTAGCATTACCTGAACCACCTCCACCAGAAGTCGATCCAGAAGCTGCGCTAGTATGTGTTACTTTGTAAGTATTAGCATCAACACGGGTTGTAACTTCAAACTCATTGTTCATGTCTAAACCATCTATTGCAGAGAAAGAATCAAAAGTTACAAAATCACCTTCAATAGCACCATGATCTGCGTCAGTTACTGTGACTGTTGTTGTACCATTTGTTGTAAAAGGATTTGTTAAAGCTGCTGTTTCTCTAATGGGTGTGATGTCATATAAAGCACTACCCGAATATAAATATAGTTTTCTGTCTGTACCTAAAGCAAGGTATCTGGTTCCGTCTAGACCAATCCAACTATGTGTATCACGGACCACGCCCACGACAGTTTTATTTGGATCTGGTAAATAAGACCAACCTTTCCATCTTTCAGGTTTTCCGTAGTGAAAACGTACAAGATTTGAGTCAACATACTTACGTTGATCTCCTGCTGAGTAAGCGGTATCTTGCTTGTCAATGCCTGGTTGGAACTTTAAGTCAACTAATTTCATGGACAATTATTCTACCTTATTTTGTTATAAAGCTAAAGATCAATTTTAGGTTCAAACCATATAATAATGGCGAATCTAGGAATACTGTTTTTTGCTGTATATAATAAAGGCGAATGATAACAATCAGAAGCATTAAACAAAACAGCCCTATTTGGATAACAGCCAATAGCCGTATTTAAATCAAAACCATCGTCGGTGGGTTTATAAAAACCTGTTCCAGCATTTAAATTAGAATCTCCACTTAAATAAATAATAAGATGTTTTTCCGTTGGAAACTGTAATGCATCTATATGTGGGAGGGGTTCTTTTGTGTTTACCAAAGTAAAAGAAGCTAAATGAAGATTTTTTATACCAACCTTAAAATGTTTTATAATAGATTTTTCTAGATCTTTTAATAAATCATCATTTTCATATATTTTATTTGAATAAAAAACATGTTCAATTTTATTGTATGTGATCTCTTTTCCGTAATCTAAAGTAGTACAATAAATAGATAACTTTTGAAATAAATCTTTAGGTAAAAAATTATCTTTTACTTGTAAATCTAAATTCATTTTTTTATTGCGATATAAATTGAGTGGCCACGTTGCCCTTGAATGAGTAATTACCCATGTGTGTCATACCGCTAACGATATCAGCATATATTTTGCCACCTATTTTTTGCCATAAACGACAAAATGCATAGTCTTCTGACAAATATCTTTTGGTATCAGGCTCTATCATTGTGTCAAAAAAAGCATAGTTCCAATCAGATGTGTCGTGATATCCAAAGGTTTTGTCATGAGGGTCTCCTAAATGTTGATCTGATTTAAATCTAAGATTAGGATATGCTAAAGCCATCTTTTTAAATACATTTCTTTTTATCAACATAAAACCAGTTGCACCATCCAACACTTCTATAAATCCTTTTTTTACTATTACTTTTTTTGGGTCTTTGACGTTTAAATTGTATTGCAAAGATGCTGCGTGTAATTCATCTTCTTTAATGTTTGGGTTTTCTTTTACTCTTCTAATGGCTTTTGTCCAATCAATTACTTTTCGTGGATACACTCCCGTTACCACATCTTCATCTAAATCTAACATGCGAAACACTGATTCAGGATTAAAAGCTAAATCAGCATCAATAAACAAAAGATGAGTGTAATCTTCATTATCCATGAACAACTGAACTAATGTATTACGAGCTCTTGTTACCAAAGACTCATTACCAATAGTTCCAAATTGTAACTCTACTTTTTTTGTAGCTGCTAATGCTGTTAATTGTAAACAGCTTTTAAAATAATCTGCTGTAAGCATGTTGCCATAACAAGGCGTGCCTATAAATATTTTAGGACTCACTATAGCTCACTGTTAAGTATTCTATTTTCTTTAACCAATCTTTAGGTATAGCAATAGCGCCGCCCCCTGTAATATCTTCTTTATCTTTACTATATGAACGCATAATAATAATTTTTTGTGGACCATTATGAACCATCCATCCTACTTCTTGGCACACGGCCAACGGAGCATTAACAACTTCTTTTATATCAAGCCAACCTGTTTCTGTATCACGGGCATCTAACCACGTCACACGGACCATTGGCACATCTTCAATTTTCATTTTCTTTATAAAAAATATTAAGTGTGTATCTTTCAGAGCTATCTCCAAATGATTGTAGGTCTGAGTGCGGTATCTTTGAACCATTGAAAAACAATCCTCTATTCTCAACAAAACCTATATGTGAGGATAACTTTTCATTATGTAGAAAACCTGTGCCGTTATTAAGCAAAGGCTCTCCCTTTACAAATAAGAGAAAATTAGCAACGTTACCTTTATCAGCATCAGTATGAAATAAAGGTTCTTTGTCATTTTGTCGTAAATGAGCACTTACAGATATTGGCTCAAGGTTTCTATGCGGAAAAAAATATTGTTTAATTAAATTAATTAATGGATCATTATGAATACTTTTGTCAAAAGTATGACGCATGCCATATAACTGACCATTAGGGTTTTTAACTTCATGATATTTAAGTTTTGTAACAGTGTCTTGAAGTGACTTTAACGTGCTTTCATCTAAAAAATCATCTACATACATGACAAACTTTGTCTCTTTGTGATGTTGCATTAGTTATCTAAAAGCTGTGGCTCTTCTTTTTTAATCAAATGTAAGTTAAAAGATACCGATCTTCTCTCTTCATTTTTTGTTCTAAACGGATATACGCCGTGTGCTAACCAGTTTGGAAACAAAAATATATCACCAACCTTTGGTGATTCTTGATGTTTATGTCCACTGAATGTCGCCGCTTGACCATTAAACCAACATATATCACCTACAGTTGGATAGTGATCTTCTTTTGCATACTCCTCTGGTAAACTTTTTGGTACTCGTAAATAACATACACCAGACAGTTGACCTTCATGTATGTGAAAAGGATTGAAGTCTCCAGCCCACTGGCTCACGGACCACATAGATTCAATAACCATCTTACCTACAAACTCTGGTCTAATTGTTTCACTTGCTGGTGGTATAGAAATATAATTCTTAACCATTTCACCAATTAATTGAACCATTGGCATAAACTCTTCTGTGTTCATCCAATCTTGTGGAAAACGAACTTCTTGTTTAACGTTGCCTGCTAAATTACCTGAATGATCAAACTCTTTAGATAATTTTTTGTCAGTTAACATTTCTGTTGCTTTATCATCAAGCATTTTAGTAATGAAGTCAGGCATTCTGCCTCTCATTATTGTAGGACCAAAGGGTCTAATAGTATCAAACTTTAAGACTTGTTCTGTTGGTTGTTCTTTTTTAGCCATTGTCTTCCTTTCTACTTACAAATATCTATTGTCATATAGCAAATATTTGCCTATAAATATACTATTAATTAGGCTTATCTTTCAAGGCCAGCCTCCTTGCCTTTATAACAATATCATGAATTGCCAAGGAGTACATGTTAAAGAAGATTTTTAGAAGAGTTCGTAAAGCAGCAAAAGACATAGGTAGTTTTGCTTCAGATAATCCACTAGCTGTTATTGCAGGTTTAGGTTTAGGTTTTGGCAGTGGAATGCTGCCAGGTGGTTCAAAATTTGGATTAGGAACATTATTTGATAATTTAGGCAAATTTGGAAATGTAGGCAGAAACTTATTAGGTAACACTAGCAGTGTAATTGGAGAAGGAAGTTTTGCAGGTAATCCTATATCAGGTACAGGTTTATTAGGTGGCGCTGAAAAATTATTGGGAGGCGGCGGTATAAAAGACTTATTACCTTTTGTTAACGCTTTCTTAGCCAAGAAACAATATGATCAAGAACGAGAAGATATTCTTAAAGAACAAGCAGAACAACGTGAAAAATTAGAATTCGTATCAAATAAATATGGTAGCCCAACAGGGGGCAGCCCGTTTGTTGACGATCGTTTTGAAATATATAAACCCTTTAAATATGATTC